ACGCAAGTGACGCTGAATATGCCTGTAACCACCAGCACGGCTTCGGTTAGCCTGACATTTGCCAAACAGGACTACGACTTACCCGCTGGGTATGACCGCATGATTTCAGACACAAACTGGGATCGGACAGACCATTGGCGCAATCTGGGTACTAAATCCAGTCAGGATTGGCAATTCTTGCAGGGCGGCATTATCAGTATCGGGCCACGCGAGCGCTATCGAATTTACAACAACAAATTCCGAATATTCCAAGCCCTGACCACAGTCTATAACTTTTCGTTTGAATATGTCTCAAATTATTGGGTTTGTGCGGCTGGGTCTAGCGTTGGGTCAAAAGCGGCATATACAGCAGATAGTGATACCTGTATTTTCCCTGATGACCTGATGATGGCGGGATTAAAGTTCTATTTCTTGAAGGCCAAAAAACTGGACTTTGGGGTAGAACTGGGTGAATTTACCCGTGCGCTCAGTTACTCAAAGGCGCAAGATGTGCCTGTATCCAGCATGAGCCTAGCCCCAGTTGGAATGAACCAATTGGTAGGCCCGTGGAGTGTGCAAGATGGTAATTGGCCTACAGTCTGATGCTTAATCAATTTAGTCGATACGGGAAGATGCGTACTCAAGCAAGTACGACTGTAAGCATACCCGCGCCTATTGGTGGATGGAACGCCCGAGATTCGCTAGGTGCAATGGCAGTTGAAGATGCGGTAACCCTGACTAACTGGTGGCCCGGTACAAACTCGGTCATTCTTAGAAATGGTTATACAAAGTACGCCACGGGCATTACGGGACAAGTTGAGACTGTAATGGCCTATTCTGGCGGGGCGACTAATAAGCTGTTTGCCGCTGCCACAACCAAGGTTTACGACATCACAAGCGGCGGTGCTGTGGGATCACCAGACCTAACCAGTTTGACCAATGCGCGGTGGCAATACGTGAATATGCGTACCACAGCCGGGTCATATCTGATGATGGTTAACGGCGCTGACAAGCTGAGATTTTATGATGGGTCTGCTTGGCACAAGGACGGGGATGGCGCTGGGTGGGACATAACCGGGGTGGACACCTCAACTTGCGTCAACATTAACCTGTTTAAAAACCGCGTTTGGTTGGTGGAAAACGGGACAATGAAGGCTTTTTATCTTCCCATTAACTCAATTGCTGGGGCGGCTACAGCGCTAGATATGAGCAGTCTGGTGATGATGGGCGGCTACATTATGGCGGGGATGAACTGGACGCTAGACGCTGGTTATGGCATGGATGACTATCTGGCCTTTATAACTAACAATGGCGAGGTTTTGGTGTGGCGATTGACTGACCCCACCACCCCCACAGGCATTAGCTTGATCGGGGTTTACAACATTGGTGCGCCTATAAATCGGCGGTGCTGGGTAAAGTTTGGCGGGGATTTGTTGATCATCACGCAAGATGGCGTAGTGCCTATGTCGGGCGCGTTGCAGTCATCCAGACTTGACCCGAGGGTAAGTATCACCAATAAGATTCAGTACGCCATGAGCGCGGCTATATCGACTTATGGGGCTAATTTCGGGTGGCATTTGCTGTATTACCCAAAAGAAAACCAGTTGATTCTTAACGTGCCGATTGCTGAGGGTAGCCAGCAACAGCAATATGTGATGAACAACATCACTAAATCTTGGTGTAATTTTACGGGTTGGTACGCTAATTGTTGGGAACTCTACGAGGATAATCCTTATTTTGGCGGTGACGGGTTTGTGGGGTTGGCGTGGGATGGAACTGTTGACGATACAGACAGCATCCAGAGTTTTGCAATTCAGAGTTTTCAGACCTACGGCGTACCCTCACAAAAGCAATGCCAGATGATCAGGTTTCACCTATTCACCAATGGGTCACCAGCACTTTACGGCAACGTGAACGTGGATTACAACTTGTCCGATTTAAGTGTGCAATTGGGCACTACGGCACAAGAATATGGATTGTGGGATGTGGCGTTGTGGGATCAAGCAAATTGGGGTGCTGGGCTAATGCCGAGCGCTGAATGGCAAGGTGTAACTGAGATTGGCTACACATTTGCCCCGGTGATCAAAACAGCGACAAACGGGATTCAGGTTCAATGGGTAGCATCTGATTTGGTTTTCCAAGGCGGCGGCACTCTTTAAGGGGTAAAAAATGGCAAATCCATATTGGGGTAATTTATTTGGTAGCGATCCAACACCGCCACCAGCGCCGGACTATGCGGGTGCGGCGGTTGCACAAGGTGCGGCTAACAAAGAAACAGCAATTGCCCAAGCAAAGCTAAACAATCCCAATGTTGTTAGCCCTTATGGTAATCAAAATGTGGTGTGGAGTACGCCCGATGCCTCTGGTGTATCGCAAGCAACGATTACACAAAGTCTTACCCCTGATGCCCAAAGGACGTTGGAAGCGCAGCAAAAACTGCAATACAACATGGCAAATCTGGCGGGGACGGGATACACAAATGCTTTTGACACGCTAAACAAACCTTTTTCTTTTGGTGGGCCAGCGGTACAAACGTCTTTGGCAGCGCCAGGGGCATTGCAAGGTGGGCCAGCGGCGGGGTCTTATGGTACGGCGCAAGGCGGTGTTAATGCGCCTACATTGCAGTCAAACCTAGATTTAAGCGGTGTGGCTAAGATGCCTGTAAACGCTGGGATGACGGCGCAAGAAGCAATTATGGCCCGTCTTGAACCTACGTTGGCAAGAAACCGAGTTAGCACAGAAACCCAATTGATCAACCAAGGTTTGCGCCCCGGTACAGAGGCTTACGACAATGCTGCTCGAATCCTTGGACAACAAGAAAACGATCAGCGCACACAAGCCGCTTTGCAGGGCATTAACCTTGACATTAGCGCCAACCAGCAAGGTTTTGGTCAGGCATTGGACACGGGGCAATTCCAAAACAATGCAAACCTTGCAGGGTTTACGGCTGGCCTACAAAACCAGCAAGCTGGAAATCAAGCCATAAGCCAAAACTTTGGTCAAGGGCAATCGGCGGCACAAATGCAAAATGCAATGGTTGCCCAGCAAGCCAATCAAAATTTGCAACAAGGTCAGTTTGCCAACACCGCCCAACAGCAAGCAATGGCGCAAGCGTTACAGCAAAGACAATTGCCGATTAACGAAATTAGCGCATTGATTAGTCAATCGCAAATTCAAAATCCTTCATTTGGGGCTTACCAAGGATCAAACATTGCGGCAGCGCCCATTGCTAATGCAACGGCATTGCAAGGCGCATTTGATCAAAACATTTACAACCAACAAGTTGGCACGGCAAACGCTAACACGGCGGGTTTGTATAGCTTGGGTGGTGCGGCAACGCGAGCAGCGGGTGGTAATAAAGGCTTTATGGGGTAAAAAATGGCAGAAATTAACTTATCCCCCTACACCGCAGAATCGGAAGCGATTGCGCGGAAATTGCGATTGGCAGAGGCGCTTAGTCAGCAAGCAAATCAGCCAATTGAATTGCCACAACAACCAGGGGTAAAAGTAAGCCATTTGGCGGGTTTAGCCAAAATGCTTGATGCATTTACCGCTGGCAGATCAGAGCGTGAGGCTCGGCAAGAGTCAAAAGCCTTGGCAGAAAAATACCAAACCGAAACATCTGGCGATTTCCAAAGTTTGTTAAAAGCATTGACCGCACCAGGGACGGCGGCTGTGCCAGAGGGCGCACCGACTTACACCCCAGATGTGAACCCCGCTGATATAACTGATAACAGCAGAATGCAAATCAGGCCAGAAAGGGATGAAAACAATGCAATCATTCCTACTGGTGAAATGGGCGCAGGATCGTATGGTGTATCACCGGGTACGCCAGCAATCCCGGCTAGGGCGGCTGGTGAGTTGACCCCAGAGGGTTTTGCGTCAATGCGAACCCCAATGGGACAACAACAGTACATGGCCCAATTGTTAGCCCAAGTAGCACCTAAAGAGGGGACAGTTTTGCCAGAAGGCGCAAGCTACATCAGCAAATCTGGAAAAATGTTGATTCAAGGCCAAGGCAAAGAAGATTGGCATCAACCAAAAACCGAGTTTAGTCCATTGACCGGGCAGACGTTGACTGTGGCCTACAGCAACAAAGGCAATCGTAAAGTCATTGATACGCAAGGCGCATATTCTCCAGATCAATGGAACTCAATACCTGTTGCAGATCGTGCTAGGTTGATATTTGACCAATACAAATTTGGCAATGTCAGCGCCAATGATTTGTTGCAAGCTGGTCAAAAGAATGTGCAATTGGGTCAGGAATTGGCTAAATTGCAATTTGAAACTGGCGCAACCGCTGGCGGCGGCGTTAATTTGCCCAAAAATCAACCTATGCCAACTATCCCTGCTAATGGCCCACAAAATGTGCCTTTGCCGGGGGCGGGTATGGGACAGCCTACAGGCCAACCTACAGGTCAATTAACGGGCCAAGGTGCGCCAGCTAGACCGGGATATACGCCTTTGGGTCAAATGCCAGCGGCAAGAGTTGCACCACCTGTTACGCCAGCGGCAGCGCCCATTGCGCCAACAGCGGCGACTGCAAATAAGCCAATCATTGATCAAGTAACGCCAAAAGAACGGCAATCTTTGCTGGTTGCACAGCCCAAATCTCAAGCCGCTGCCACTACATCATTGCAAGGTATTGATCGTTTGGTGAATGTAGCTAAAGAATTGTCAGATCACCCCGGTTTAGAAAGAATCACGGGCAAAGTTGGGCAATTTTCATCCCTTGATTTTCACCCAGAGGCTACAGCGGCTCGGGGCTTGCAAAGCACATTGGTCAAACAAGCGGCGGTTAATGCGTTGCAAGCCATGCGCGAGGCATCCACAACTGGGGGCGCAGTTGGTAGTGTTACCGAGGGCGAATGGCCTATTCTTGAGCAACAGCTTGCCGCCTTGAATGGCGCACAAAGTGCCAAGGATTACAAAGTAGCCTTAACTAATTTGCAAAATCAACTTACAGCAACGTCAGCAAAAATCAAATCGGCTTATGAGATGACCTATGGGCCGTTGAAATACACAGCGCCAGAGTATCAAAGGCAGGATCAGGATCAAGCGCCGCCCGGTGCTGTCAGGAGAATTAGATAATGTCTACCTTTCAAGTTGACATTGGCAATGCCACTTATGAGGTAGATGCGCCTGATGAAACTACCGCATGGAAAATGGCTAACCAAGTTCATGCTAATGCCCCATCTGTTGCGCCCAAACAAAACATCAATGACGCAATTCTTCAGCAATTAAAACCCAAAGCCAATGCCTCGGCAAGCGGGGTTTTAATGGGTATGACAGACCCAATCAATGCGGCGGCACAAATTGTTTCTAGAAATGTCCCCGAATCGGTCAACCGAGCGTTAGATTTTCCATCTTTGCGGGAAAGCGATAACCCGTTAGTTAAAGCCTTGGCAAGCAGGGTTTTAGCCAATCCAAGGCCCGAGGCTATTGATCAAGCAATAAGAGATCAGGAACGAGCCTACCAACAAGAACGTTTGCAAACTGGTGACACGGGGTTTGATGCGGCTCGGATGGTGGGTAATGTGATTCCCACTATGGCGGCGGGTGTTACTGCTTTGCCACGGGCGGCAATGGCAACCATTCCCAGATTTTTGGGATCAACGGCGGCATTGGGCGCGGCATCAAGCCAATTGACCCCGGCAATCAGTATTGAAGAACAGCAAAACTTTCCACAAACAAAAGAAAGTCAAGCCAAATTTGGTGCAGTACTTGGGCCAGCCGGGACAATTATTGGCAAAGGGTTGGGTGCTGGCGCAAGCAACATTGCACAACGATTTAGCGAATCATCCGCAGCAGATGCGGCAAAACTCAAACTTGCCGAATTGTTGGCTAAAAGCGGCGTGGGTGAATTTTTCACTACAGGCGGCGGCAATCCCTTAACGCAAATTGAGGCGAAATTGGCAACCCGTGGGCCAGAATCCACAATTGCTGGGGCGGCTGGTGAGTACGCCAAAGCAAAGCTAGATATGCTTGCCACATTGCCAGGACAAGCCAAAACCTTGGTAGAGCAGTTTATCCACAATCAACAAGCCACCAGACCCAAGCGATTGATCACGGCGGCTGATGACGCATTGGGTACTGGCGGCAAAACCTACACCGGGACAATTGCTGACCTAATTGAACAAAAGAAGACCGCAGCAGGGCCGTTATACGACCAATTGCGGGGGGTATCTTTTAAGGTTGATGATGAGTTAGCCTCTATCATTCAAGCCTCTAAAAGCGCTCATGGTAGTGCTGAATTGTTGGCTCAATTGAAACAATCAACGCCGATTGATATATCCAAAATTAAGAAAGGTGACGATATACCTTTAGATGCTTTGGATAAGGTCAAGCAAGCGCTTTACACTTTGGAAATAAACACAAAAGGCGACTTTGGTAAAAGCACTCCGATTAGTAGCGCATACAGCGAATTGCGTAATGCCTTGACTAAAAAACTGGATGACATTAGCCCTAAAGACAAAGCGTTAGTAAGCAAAACAAACCCATTGGGTAGCGTATATAAAGAGGCTAGAGATGCGTTTGCTGGGCCAAGCCAGCTTGAGGATGCGGTGAGAATCGGGCGCGATGCAATGAAACAAGATGCCATTGCGGTTGCTGATGCCACAAAAGGCATGGCCCAAAGCGAACTTGATGCGTATCGAATTGGTGTATTGCAAGCCTTAAAAGACAAAGTGGGCACAGAAGCTGGGCAAACCTCATTGTTGAAAATGTGGAAAGAACCCGCTACTAGCAACAAACTCAAAGAAATCTTTGGCAATGATTACCGACAATTTGCCGCTGATGTAGCGCGAGAGGCTCGGCTAAAAGAAATTGAAGCGGTAGGCCGTGGGACACAAACAGCAAGCAGATTAGCCCAGATGGAAGAAGACAAGTTAAGCAATGTTGTTCAAGCTGGTCAAGCTGGTGCGGCGGCGGCGGGGGGTAATCCTTTTCCGGCATTGGGCACATTGTCTAAGATGATCACCAAGGCCAGCACACCAGAGGCCACGCGCAATGAATTGGCTAAATTGCTACTCCAGCAAGGGCCAACGGCATCAAGGACAATCCAACAACTTCCCGCCCAAATACGGGCCTACAACGAAAAACTTGCAAACCAAGCGGCTTTAGCAAATGCTTTGGCCCAACAACAGCAAAGGTAAATCATGTCCTACAACGGCTCTGGAACATTCCAAATCAACACATCTGGGCAACCAGTAGTTACGGGCACATCTATCAGTAGCACAGTTTTTAATGCGCTGACTGCTGACCTTGCCACGGGTTTATCAACTGCCATTACCAAGGATGGACAGACCACTACAACGGCGCGAATTCCCTTTGCATTGGGGATTAACTCTACGTTGGTGACAGATGCGACAAACACCACATCTGGGTCAATTATTGCGGCTGGTGGTGTAGGCATAGCCAAAGCGCTTTATGTGGGCACTACGGCTAACGTAGCGGGTGCTGTGACCCTTGGCGGTGTGGCTACATTTAGCGCACAACCAATCTTTTCTAGCCTGACGGCATCAAGCGCGGTGGCTACTGATGCGTCTAAGGGTCTTGTAAGTGTTACTAATACAGGCACAGGCAACAATGTATTGGCTACAACCCCCACTATTGCAACGCCAAGCATATCAAGCCCAACTATCTCTGACGGCACAGCCAATGGCGTTGCCTATCTTAATGGCTCAAAGGCGCTGACCACGGGTAGTGGATTGGTGTTTGATGGTACGAATTTCAGCACTACGGGGACAATTAAAGGCTCAACAACTATCGGCGTTGGCAACGCAACCCCCTCAACCTCTGGTGCTGGTATCACCTTCCCCGCAACTCAATCAGCATCATCTGACGCAAACACGCTAGATGATTATGAGGAGGGGACTTGGACACCAACAGATGCAAGCGGCGCAGGGCTTACATTTTCAACTGCGGTAGGTAACTACACAAAAATTGGCAGGGTAGTAACAGGTTCATTTCGTGTAACTTATCCAACAACTGTAAGTTCGGCGCAAATAACTATTGGTGGTTTGCCATTTACCGTTAATAATACTGAGGCAAATTATTGTTTTGTTGGAGGTTATTCAAATGCCACTATTACGATTAGTGGAGAAACGGCCGCAAATACAACCACAATGTATTTTTATGTGATGGGAACTTTTACAGCTTCACCAAACTCAAATCTTTCTGGAAAAACTGTTCGCGGCACATTTACATATATTGTTTAAGGAATCACCATGTCAATCACCAAAACCACCGCTATTGACCAAATCACCATGACTGAGAACGGCATCGTTCTCTACCGTGAAGCTACCCGCATCATGGAAGATGGCAACGAACTCAGCAAGACCTACCATCGTTCAAGCCTCACACCGGGCCAAGACTTGACTGGCGTTCCTGCCAATGTTGCGGCTATCTGCAATGTGGCTTGGACTGCTGAAGCCATTGCGACGTATCAAGCACAAGTGGCGGCTCAAACTGAATCTGTTACATCGTAATGATTGATAGCACAGAAACCCGTTTAGCGGTGCATGAGGCGGTATGTCTGGAAAGATATAACGCCATTGACCGATCATTGCGAGACGGCGATAAACGCATGACAAAAATAGAAGTGCTTTTGTATGTGCTGATTGTTGCTGTGCTGTTTGGGCCGGGTGTAGCTGGCGAGTTCGTCAAAAAGATTTTGGGGATATGAAATTGATCCCATCACGGCATTTGCACTCTGCAAGGGAGCTTATGAAGGCATAAAAGGGTGCGTTGCCGTCTACCAAGACTTGAAGAAAACCGGGTCTGATCTGTCAAAGATCACGGGTGAAGTTGGCGGGGCATTGTCGGGGTTTTTCAAGGGTCAGGCAGAACTGGAAGCAGGCCATGAAAAAACAGAGGTTCAGCGGGAAGAAAACAAACGCAAAGGAATCAAAGACGATTTAGCCAGTCAAGCAATTGACAATGTGATGTATTTGCGGCAAACCAAGCAGTTCTATGCTGATCTTGAAAGAATGGTGCGCTGGGAGATGGGACAACCCGATCTTTGGCGTGAATTCGTGGATGAGTATCAGCGGCTACTTGACCAAAAGGCCGAGGAAAATGCAAGGGAACTGCACAAAAAACGGGTGGCTGAATGGCGGCGACAAAAGTTAAAAAACAAAATAGTGGACAGGGCGCTGGAAACGGTGGGGGTAGTTTTCGTGGTCGTATACCTGATTATCCTGATGTGGATGATAAGCCTGCACAAGCGGGGTCATCTGGATACCTATTTGTCTTGATCCTGTTTGCGCTGGTATTTGTGTTGATCCTGCCCCTTGTGGGGATGATGTATGTGGACACGATGGTGACCAAGCGGGAAGCCAAGGCCCAGATGGAAAAAACCGAAAAACTGCGCAAGCAGATTGAAGACGAAAGGAAAAAAGATGGAAACCTTACTCAATCTCCTTAAAGGCGCAGCGCCAGGACTGGCAACCATTGTGGCTGGCCCGTTGGGTGGCATGGCTGTCAAAGCAATTGCTGACAAGCTGGGCGTTTCTGACAGCGTAGAGGCCATTACCCAAGCCATGCAAGCAGACCCAGAGGCGGCACAAAAGCTGGCAGAAATTGACCTAAAGCAGTTCCAGCTTGAAAACGATGACCGAGCCAGCGCACGGCATATGCAAGAAGTGGCACTCCAGCAAGAATCTTGGTTTGCCAAAAACTTTCTATATTTGTTTACCGCCACTTGGTCAATCTTTGCAATGGTTTTTTTTGCTATGGCATCGTTTTACTCTATACCAGAGGCCAACACCCGCATTGTGGACACCATAATTGGTGTGCTGATTGGCACAGTTTTGACTGGATTTTTTAACTTCTTTTTTGGTTCATCCAAGGGAAGCAAGGATAAAACCGATGCGCTTGTAAAGGGTTTTAAATGAACCTATCAACCCATTTCACTTTGGAAGAACTGACAATCACAGATCATCGGGAACTAGAGAACACACCAAATGAAACTGAACTTGCAAACCTTAAAAGATTGGCTGAATTCCTTGAAACAGTCAAAACTGTACTTGGCGGCAAGCCGATCATGGTTAACTCTGCGTTCCGCAGTAAAGCGGTTAACGATGCGGTAGGGTCTAAAGACACAAGCCAGCACCGAATCGGTTGTGCTGCCGATATTCGTGTGCCAGGGATAACCCCTGATGAAGTGGTCAAGGCCATCATTGCCTCTGGGATTGGCTACGATCAAGTTATCCGAGAGTTTGACCGCTGGACACACATATCCATTCCCAATGCTGGCGCACCCCGCAAACAGGCTTTAATCATTGATAAAGCAGGGACACGGGTTTATTCCTCCATCCATAGCAGTATCTGAACGAATACCCACCCAGCCATGATCGTGATGGCAGCGCCCAAACTTAAAAGCAAAAATATCTCAATCACAGACACCCCGCATTTCCCATCCCATTAAAAAGTAATTCCAGCGCATAACCATGTTTTGTTGGGTAAATCTTTCGCCGTCCCACTCTAATTCTTTTTCTGAATAACCTTTGCCTGTCATTAAAGCAATAAAAACTTGTCGTGCTTTCATGTGTTTTCTTTGCGGGGCGGTGTCCACCCTAGTGCGGTTGCAATGCGGATTGCCGCAGATTTGTCAATCACAGGCTCTTGCTCCGTGCGCTGTGGTGGGCGGCGGTAGAGGGGATACTGTTTAAAGCCATTTTTAATTTCCCAGTCATCCAATTGACGAAACGATGATTCTTGGTAATTGCCCTGAATATGCATCCACGCCACAGGCTCTTGCTCTTTGCACTTGGCGCAGTCGTGGTTGACACAACCAATCAAAGGCTCCGTGCGCTGTGGTGGGTTGGTGTAGAGGGCATCCATATCAGGATAAAGTTTGTCCCATGTAATTGTGTTTCGCTCTTTGTTTACCCACGCCACAGGCTCTTGCTCTGGCTGTGCATAAGCATTTTTGTACAAGCCAAGCCGTTCATTTTCGTTATGTAAGGCTTGAAGGGCTTTCTCTTGTGCCAATGCTTTCTCTGCCACCAGTTTGGCAAAGTGATAGCGGGTATACATCTCACCATCCTTTATTGACTCTTGCATAGCTTGTTGCCACAAGATGTCGATTTCTTCGTGTGTCATCGCTTCATTCCCCTGATGTATGCCGCAAAACTTGCCACTGTGTCCCTGCCAAACGGCCCTGTAAATTTTGTTTCCAGATGCTGCGCTATTTCTTCAATCACTTGATTTCGTTCAGCGTTTTCAGCAAAGCGCATGATCTGGTGCTTGCGTGAGCCTTGCAAGCCCCAATCCGCTTGCCTGCGACTGAGTTCCTCAAATGCTTCATCTTCTTCATTCATGTCAAACCCTCACTAAAGTTGTGCGCCATTCCCTTTCCTGGCGCTTTGATTTAGATGCGACTGTTTTGCCTGTTAACTCAATCCAGCCCAGCGTTTCCAATTCTTTTAAACGCCTAGCCACTTGGTTGCCATCCAGCCCTGTTTGGGCGGCAATGCCATCTTTGCCTTGCGGCCCGTGCTGGACAAGACAGGCCACGATCAGCGATCCGTGTTTTTTAGCCAATTCCTTGGCTGAATCCGCTGCCACAAACGAGGTCAGCGGGTCAGATTTCCGCACTCGAGGAAATATGAAATCAAACATGATTAAAAGGCCATATCGTCATCGTTATCTGCTGGCAAACCCTGAATCTTAGGTTCGTAAGGGCGCGGGTCATTGAGGTATGCCCAGCCGTCCCACCCATTTTCTTTGAGAGGAATAACATCCAGTTTTAGCATATCGCCATTCTTAGTGTCAATGATTGACCCAATTCGCTGATAGCGGTTCTTTTGTTGACCCTCTTTGTTGGTGTACTGACCGACAATTGCGGTAATTTCTTTTTTGATCTTGCTCATGGTTGGCTTTCAATGTATTGGTTTAACTGCTGAACTTGGGAATCGACTTCGGCTAAGAATTTGACAATCTCGGCCTCCATCTCGGTGATAAATGCGTTATCCCGTGGGATGCGGGTTACAAATAGCTGTGCTTTAGGTGGCATTCTGGGATCAAAAACACAGTAATCGTTGAACTTGCGCCCAGTACAGGCCATTTGAAATTGCATTTGTGCAAAATACTTGGCGGGTACTTTTTGGGTTAGCAGGGTCTCTAACATTCCCTTGCTTTCGGGACATTTGATTTCTACCATGCCATCGTCCCCAACAAGGCCATCAGGGGACGCACCAGCCATGTCAATCGTGGGGTGGGGTATGAACCCAACTTCCTCAACCATTACGCCTTGTGCGGCCTCATAAGCGGCCCGAGCAAATGGTTCTTGTTCTACCCCCCATTGCATAGCCTGAGAGGTAAACCCCTCGGCCTTGGTCTGGGTGATGCGTTCAAGGACTAATTGGGTCATGTAGCTATCCCGGCTTGCCGAGTAGCCTGTTTTGGTTTTAGCCATAACGTCATTAACCCGGCTGGCGGTTACCTTGCCTAATCTGGCGGCAAACCATTCTTCTGTGCGTTGTTCGTCATTCATGCTTTTTCCTTTGCTTTTGCAATGCGGTCTGCCTTGGCCCTGATGACTTTGGCAATCCAAGTCTGATCACTTTGGCAAGCCTCATAAGCGGCTTTGTAGGCGGTTTGCAGTTCTTCTTTATTGGCGCTGGCATCTATTGCGGCGATATGGTCAGCCATCATTCCAGCGTCAATCTTGGGTGCTTCTGGGCGGCGTGAGCCAGCATTGCCATCATCATCCTCTGGTGCGAGGCCCGTGGCGGCAAGCAAACTGTATCGTCTTGCATAGGTCAAGGCGCTGCCATACCCTTGGGGGTCTTGTTTGGCGGCTGGCACATGAAGCATTCCGCATTCCATGACTTCCCCAGATTCGTGGACAAAGATTGTTTCAACCATCACGCCTGTTGGACAGTCATAGGTACGTTGCATCAAGCCAATGCCGTTGTCGTTTAAAGCCCCAATAACGGCCTCAATGCAGTTGGATAGGTCAGCGTACTTGCTACGAAAATGCGGGTTTGTGCTGGTCTTTAAAGCTGGCCCAAATGCCTTTTGTGCTTTGACAAAGGCGGCGGCGATTTGTTTTCCGATTGGTGTTTCCATTATTCTGATTCCTTTGCGATAAGTTGGGTCTGCAATTCTTTGATGTATTCCTGTGCAATCTCGGAGGTCTGGATGTAGCCCCGCAAATGGGACTCCAACAGGCCAACGTGGTATGCCAAGCGATTGGCGGCTGGTTCGCC